ATAGTTAAAAGCACCATCAGCTGTAGTCTTAGATCTAGGATCTACCTCAACACTTTGCTCTGGCACGTTTACTATTTTTTGTTTTTTATAGTTCATCATAGCTTTTTGCTCCTTTTATTAATTATCGTCTATCATAACTTGCGCTTGTTGTACACCGCTCTTTGCAAGGCTAACTCCCGCACGTAATTTAGCTAAATCTTCGTTTTGTTCCATTTTATCTTCTGCTAAATCTTGCGTTTGCATTAATTTTGCTCTTGCAAGATCTTCATCTGCCTTATCAGCTTCTTTTTTACGTTCATTTTCCATCGCTCTAAGGTCAACTTCACGTGATTTTAACTTTAATAGAGGGTCAGAGTCAAATTGAGACGTAATTTTGTTTTCTTCCTTCATAAATTCTTCTGTCATTTCTGCAATTAACGTAGCTTTTCTAGATTCTACTTGATTTGTAAGGTCTTGAAGCTGTTGTTGTACCATTGGATCCATAACAGCCTGCTGTTGCATCATCACCATCTGTTGTAACTGTTCTCTAAACTCTAATTGTACCTGTTCTTGAGCCATAATTGAAATATGTTCTAGTATATTTTTTTGTATTGCAGCCATAACAGCAGGATTATTTCTAACCATGTTAGTTGACATAAAATTTAAGTGCGCTGTGATGTGTGCTCTATGATCTTGACCAGGAAATGCTTGAAAAGGTTTACCACCTAATGCATTTATGTGTTCTAAACTCGGATCCATCGGCGCTGTTGGCGCTGGTGGAGGTAAAACTGCATCAACATTTTTTACACCAATTGCTTCATACATAGTTCTATAAATTTGATACATGTTATGTAATTGTGGATTGCTTGTTGCGATCTGTAATTGTGTTTGTGCAAGTGTAATTCTTTGAGACATAGAAAATATATTAGGATCTGCAACTGGTACGACATCTATTCTATCGTCAAAGTCTGTTTGTTTAACATTTCTTGCGCCTCCTACAACATCAAAAGGATATTCTGGTGGTAGATATTGCGATACTACTTTTGATAATAATTTAAACTCATCTTTCATAGCTGCATAACATCTTTTGTGTATTGCAGACATAACTCTTGAACCACGTTCTAGTAATGCAACTGTAGTTCCAACTGCAGCTGCTTGATTACCATCACCCACTTGCATATCAGCAATAGCCGCGAATCTTTGACCAGCGGATACTACAACACCTAGTAAGTTTAATAATGTTGGTGAAGGTTCTTTGTATGGTAATGGAAAGAAGGCATCTCTTAAATTACCACCTGGTGCATCTACATCTTTAAATTCACCTGGTTGTATTGGTGATGCTTCATCTCTAACTCTAACGCCTCTTTGTTTAAATCCTGCAGGTAAGTTTGATAAAGTTCCTGCGTCTAACAATTGACGGAGAGCCGACGTTGCCGTACGACTCAATCCGCCAATCATATGAATGAGTCCAAAGCCATAAAATCCAAGTCCTGGCAGAAATTTGAAGTGGACAAAATATTGGATCTTATTTTTCTTTAGATCATCGGGCGCATAGTTTCTCCGTATAGAGAGAACTAATCGGCTACCTTCTTCTACAGTTACTATGTAGGGTAATTTTATTCCTGTTGGTCCATCGGAACCTTGATCCTCAAAACCTTCTAAATCTAAATTTACATGGCACTCTAGTAAAGTATACAGAGTATCTTGTTTACCAACTTTTTTAGTACCATCTAATTCTCTTTCTTTTTTTTCTACTTCATTTTGTTCAACAACTCCTGGTGGTGCTAATTCTATATCTCTATAGAAACCGTTGACCTGTTGTTTACGTAATTCATTCTCAGACATTTTAATTACATGTATTACTGATTCTGCATCATCTAAACTTGTTGCTGTGTATGGTACGACCAACTCATCTGCTGGTATAAATTTTGAAACTGCTCTAGCCATAGGCACATCGTAATAAATTTTTTTAAATGTAGAACCTGCAAGTGGTAAATGAAATAACATTGAGTCAAACTCTTCTTCGTATTCTTTCATTTGATCCATTAATAAATAGTTCATGTAATCTTTTACACGTTGAGCTTGTTGCTCTGTTCCAGGATTTTTAATTCCTATAACTTGTGTTCTAACTGGTCCATCACTTGGTAATAATTCTTTGTATGCTTGTGCTTGAAACTGTGTTACCGCTTCTGCTAACACTGGGTGTGTTGCACCAGACGCTCCTTGAAAAGGTTCTGTTCTGTTTTCATATTTAAATCCTAAAAGATCTAAACCTGATTTATAAGATTGCTCCCAGTCTTTTCTTGACGCTTTGTAGTCCATGTAGTTGTTAACCATCTCACCACCAATTGGATCTATAACATCGTCTGGTAAAATATCTGCTAGGTTATCAAAGTGAGATTCTGTACCCGGTATATTTATTGATCCCGGTTCAAAGTCAATTGTTGCGCCGCCGTCTTCTTCTGGTATGACCTCTACGGGTCCTTTTTCTTCTTCTGGTTCCTGAACCGCAACCTCTTCTTGAAGTTCCTCTTCTGATGGAACATCAATTTTAGTTCTAGTGTTCGGGAGCCCTTTGTCTATATCTGCCATATATACTCCTATACCTTTCTACTATTTTTTTTATTTAAATTCAACCCTTGTGAATTTGGTCCTGACTTAGGTGGTATCTGATCGTGTTTTACAAAAGGCATGTTTTCAACGAGCGTTGGGTTTTTTGATGGTCTTGTTAAATAAGACATCATCTTTTTGTATTCACCAATTTTCATTATTCACCTAATAAAGAGCTAAGTCCACCTTGTGCTAGTTTAATTTTTCTAACTGCTGTTGCAGGATCTTTTGGTTTATTTTTATTTTCTTCCATTTTTCTGTACATCTCCATTTTTTTTGTAGCGGATCCAAAATCATCTCCTTCTGTCTCCATAATTTTTAAAATTAAATCAAGATCAGATATTTCTTTTCTTGCTAACTTAGATGATTTAAAATCATCGTATGTTGAACCTGGATTATTTTTTCTAAACTCTTCAAACTCTTTCATCTCTTGTAAGAGTTCTATGTCTCTTAACATTTCTAATTCTTCTTCTGGCGACTCTGATGCCATTTTCATGTTGTCAGGACGAATATCTCCTTCAATAGTTATAGGCTGTGCTCCTGCTTCAAGGTCCGTGCCCCTTGCATAGTTAGCACGCATTATACCGCCCGCCATTAAACCTGCACGTCCACCGTCTGCAAAGTCATCAAAATCCATATCTGCTAGTTGCTCTCCTAATATATCTTTATCTTTTTTAGAAAGATTTTTTAATGGATCTTTTGGATTAAAAGGTTTGCCCTTATCATCAAATTGCATTTTCTCAACTGTTCTGTCAAAGACAGGATCTTTTTTTGGAATAGGTTTTCTTGGTTTAAATATGTTATCTATCTGAGCCCTCATCAATCCAGTTATGTCACCGAATTCATTTTGAGCAAATTTTAAAATATCTGCTTTTGACAAACCTTGATTTTTTTGAAGATTTCTAGCTGCTTTTAAAAATTTTAGAAATGCATTCATTAATAATAATTCCTTTTCGGTTGCTCAACTTTTTCATCTACGTAATCTTCAGGGTGATCTATTAAACCGCCTTGTCTAAATCTCATTATAGCTTGGGTCGTAGAATCCACCAAGTCATCATGATCGCCATAAGGGAAAGCCGCACATTCCTCTATAACTTCCTCAGCAAATTTTTGCTCAGGAGCCCATATCATACCAGATTCGAACAAAGGTGCAACCGCATTTACACGTGCATGCTTATCATTTCCTCTCGATGGTGTGAAGTTAAGAACAGGTATATCCATCTTTCTTAACTCGTATGTAAGTGGCAAACCACTAGCTTTTGCCTCAACTATGACAGACTCTGGCTTCCAATATTCGTATTGTTCAAGGGCCAATCTTCTTAATTCAGGGAACTCGTATCTACCTTTGATGGCGTCTAAAAGTATGAGATTGGCCCCACTATCTTCATCAGGATAAAATATACCCCATGTTGTGATAGCACTATAATCGGCTGTTTCTTTTTTAAGAAATGCCGTATCATAAGATTGTATGACGTGTTGTAGATGAGGTATCTCTTCACCTGTATAAGTTCTCCACCATTCACGTTTTAATATTGCACCTTCTTCTGCTGTTGGATTTTGCATCCATTGCGCATTCCATTTTGCAACGGGCAGTGTTGCTTGTACTTTCTCTAACTCATCTAACTTCCAATACTCTGGCCATACAGGTTTAGGCTTTGTTCCGTGGTCCATGATTGCCGGAAATTCAACCACGTGCCACTGATCAGCTTTTGCTTCTTTTTGATTTTTAACTAACATACCTGTTAAATCTTTATTAGACCAACGAGTCATAACTAAAACTATTTTACCACCTGGTTGTAAACGCTGACGAGGACCTGATGTGTACCACTCGTAGGCTGACTCTAATGCAGTCTTGGACATTGCATCTTGCTCCGAGTGTGGG